ACCTCCCCTTTTAATATCCTTTTTTCAATTACATCCGGCTCAGTTAAGTGCCAAATCATATCATTATACTCCTGCTCCAAATATCTGATTTTGGATTCAAGATATAATTCCTTACTGGCAAGGCTCATTACTTTGTTTTCTAAAGTTTGCCTCTCCATTACCATTTCCTGATACCTTGTTTTTAACTGGGCAAGCCTATAAATCGGGTTGCGTATTACATCCTCAAGGTTAGGAATGTATTTTCCTTTGATTTTCATGTTGTCACCTCACTATTAAGGTTTAACTTGCAGCATTAATTCACCATTAAATTAACACCAACCAAAACCCTGCAAGCAAGGCTTTGGCTTATGCTAACTATTAATCCAACCCCTTTTATTACATTTTAATGCGTTGCAATGACTCTTACAGTGCTTTTCTAATGCCCTGTACTTTTCTGTCATATCATACAAATCTAAGTCAACCTGGGCATGCCTTCCAATAACGCCCTTGTATGCATTAACTTTCCCCTGGAGGATATTATTTTGTACTTTGACCTGCTGCCAATTCAAATGCAACTTTTCAATTAAAGCGTTTCTCTGTGGCCCTGTAAGCCAACCTATTTTTGGCTTGTCCAGGCTACCGTCCGGCTTTATGATTGTGTCCATTTCAGACCACTTTATATGTTCCATGTTGCCTCATATTTTTCTGCCCAATTAAAAAACTTGTCATTAACGTGAATGGTTTTAATCCAGCCGTTACCGTCTGCAATAGCATATAATCTACCGCCAATCTTCTTAATTACTTTGTGTGCATCGCTATCCTCCTCCAGGAACACAAGCGGTGTGCCGTCTTTGTGGTTTTGCTGGTAGCTGTATTCGCTTATGCTCTGTTCCAGGTCAAACCGTTTTAGTAGTTCTCTGGGAATAGCCAACCAAGCATGCGAAGGACTTTCAACCCAGGCCGCTTGTGCAAATGGGTTCCGGTGTTTTGCGTTTGGATTTGTATTTTTCATGTTATCACCTCAAATTAAGGTTAAAAAAAAGCCCCCCGGAGGGGGCAGGGTTGGGTTATATTTTCTCGTCTTCAGATTCGTCAAGTTCCCCAATTTTGAAATACTTTTCTGCAACGTCACGCATCCGATCTGGATAACGCTTTGCAAGTTCTTCCGCAACTCTCTCCATTGCATAACCTTGACCGTTAAATAGTTTGTCATCATGACTGTAAAGCTCAAAATCAAACCCCTTGCCGGAGTCTGGATCAAAGCCCTGAACACAAATACTATGTTCTCTCCAGCTAATCTCTACGGCTGCGGCCCGGTCAATTTTAATGTACTCAATTATTTTAGTTTTCATATTCACCCCTTTGTCTTGTTTTGGGATAATTCCCAGGTAGTGCAGTAAATCTGCACTTCAGAACGTATCCTGCGGATACGCTCCAAAGTTAAGACTAAAGAAAGTAGGAGGAATAGTTTTTTGTCCCGAAATAATCTGCTAGGGCTTCTCTGGTTCCACAGTCTGAACAGATTTCTGTTTTGTTGTCTCTCCTGGATATTGCAGGAAAGTCTGTCACCGTGTCCTTACAGTCTGGACACTTCCAGGGGTCAGCCAAACCGTTGCCCCGGTATTTTTGTTCTGTCTTGCTCATGTTATCACCTCAAATTAAGGTTAAAAAAAAGCCCCGACACAAGCCGGGGCAGTTATTTAAAAGGATTGAAAAACAAAGGTCGGCTCCTCAAGTTTGGAATAACTTGAAGGATCAGTCCTGCCAACGTACAGCGTTCGGTCGGTTAAGAACTCAGCAACTGCCTCCGGCTCAATGTCTTCCGGATCGTCTTGCTCTCTCTGCAGGATCATTAAAAGATTGTCGCAGTCATAATCCCTGGAAATCTCTGAATATGTGGCCTCAGTGAAATCACAGCAAATTGCTATCGGGTCAAGCTCAACTTCAATTCCGCAATCGTCTTCGTACTGCTCAAACCAATCAAAAAGCAGTTTCAATGCTTCATAGCTGAAGTTGTCATGATCTCCACCAAAACGACCACAGGCACGGAATGCCTGCTCAAAGTCATATTGATTGACGGCTTGTTTCATATTACACCTCAAATTAAATTAAAAATTGCAGGGTTTCCCCCTGGTAAAACCTTAATTGGTTTTACATGATCTAAGCTACAGCAACGCCTGCAACCTTGTCAAGTCTTTTTTTACATTATTTAAAAATAAATTATACATTCCTGGCAGCTTCTCCTGGATCAGAAAAAACATGTCATGATCTTGACTACGAATTTTGACACCTTGTATGTTAAATTGTGCTAGACTTTTAACATACAATATGAATGCCAACAAACAGAACGGAAGGAAGGAAAATGCCAGGAAAACAAAAAAGTTTGTCGGATCGCCAGGACTCATTTATTTATAACTATGTCTGCCTGGGGAATAATCCGACACAAGCTGCACGGCTTGCAGGTTATCTGCAGCCCAAACAGTCTGCGCATGATTTGACTAGGAACAGCAAAGTTATTGCTAAAATCCAGCAAATGCGAGCAAAGGTCTTCAGCACGGATCTTGCGACAACCGCCTGCCAGGTTCTCAAGGATGTCATGCTCAACAGCAGCACGGACAGTGCGAGAGTGTCAGCCTGCAGAACGGTGCTTGAGTTGTCCGGTGATTTTGCCAGGAGCAAAGCCGCAGCCACAGACAAAGACCTTGCCGAGCTAACACCGGAGGAGCTGGGCAGCATGATAGAGACCTGGGAGCAGGAGCGAAAGAGGGTTGCAGGGGGGGAAACGGTAGTGGTCAGCCAGGGCCAGGCAGGGGAGGCAGGGGGGGCAGAGTCTTAAAAGGAACCCGACCCCACCCCCTGGCATGCCCGGTTCGTTGACTCTTTATTCATTATCGACTCCAGCACAAATTCGTTATAATTTCAATTTTTCAGTTGCATATAGGACTGAACTGGTGCTATATAAGGGGTCGAACTTGTCCGAACTTGTACCGAACTTGTAGGAAAAAATACAAATTCGGATTGCCCTTTTAGTTTACAATTTCAACAACATAGGTCATAGAAAATCCGAACTTGTCGAAATTACCCTATATATACAAAAACTCTCATTTTTTTCTAAACTACAGAAATAAATACAAGTTCGCTATATATATATACAATTATACTTATATATTACTGATATTATAGAACCTTTTTTTCAATCCGAATTTGTAATCCGAAATACAAGTTCGCTCACCCAACTCTGCAAGGGACTGATTACATGGGAGAAAACACAAACCGAATTTGTAAATAAAAATACAAGTTCGTACAAGTTCGGATTTTCCTTAAAAAACAGTTGTTATGGTTAAAATGGAATAATTTTTTTTAAATTTTTTTTTTACTTTAGGGTAGAAGTGTAAGAGTGTAGTTTTTTAAGAGTCTATAAATTTTATGGAGATTATCTAATGGCCCAGCCAAGACCTTATGTAGTCACAACCAATTTCAATGACTACTCTACCACCAATCCTTCTGACCAGCATCCCGGTTCAAGGTTTGACACCGAATTTGCGGAGATCAAGCAGAACACGGATGATCTAAATGCCAACCTTGCAATCTTGCAACGAGATGATGGCAAGTTAAGCAATCAGGCAGTTCACAAGGATGCATTTGATCAAGACTCACTAGCATTAATTGGATTAAGCGGTTACACCGTAAGGGGAGCCTGGGCAGCCAGCACTGCTTATGTATCAGGTGACATAGTAACGTACAATCAGGCAACGTATTTAACTGCCACAGCCCACGATTCAGAATCCGCATTCGGCACAGATTTAGATGCCACTCCTCCCAAGTGGACATTAATTGCAAATGCAGGTATTGATCTTGAGGGAGCGCAGGTTGACGTAGCAAATGGAATAGGCACAACCAATCTTCAAGGGGCAAGCTGGTCTGAGGATGCAGCAGTAATAACCCATTCTGGTTCACCAACAGGTACTCCGGCAATAGGGCAGCACATCACGCATGACAGCTTTCCAAGGGGAACCAAGGTTGCAAGCATTGCAGATTCCACCCACCTCACAGCAGACACTGCCGCCACGGCAGCCGGAAGTTCCCAGACGGTAGATTTAGGCCGTGGATTCACTCTCACCTTTACATATACCAGCACGACTGATTTCCAGGTATTCGTCTCAGGGGTTCTTACTGCCCCGAGTTTATATGCAGTATCAGGTGACACTTTAACTTTCACGACAGCCCCGGCATCTGCCACAGGCAACGTAATAGTATGGGGTGGATCAGTTTCAGTAGAGGCAACAAAGGCAAATGTTTTAACGTACCGGGATGACACTTTAGATCACCGTGATACTGCCCAGGATTATGCAACCAGGGTTGGAGCAACAGTAAGGCATTTTGATGGAGCATCAAATAACGTATCAGATACATCTCCGGCAGCCCAGAGTGGGGTATATTCTGCAAAGGAACACGCAGAAGGGACAACAGTTCCAGAGGGTTCTGCAAAGTCCTGGGCAAGTAAGGATACTACTGCGGTGGCATCATCTCTTTTTAGTGCAAAGGAGTATGCTTCAGGTTCTTCTGCGACAGGAGGATCAGCAAAGGATTGGGCAGTATTAGCAACCCAGGTATCATCCACAGATTACTCTTCCAAGCAATATGCAGTTGGTACACCTCCAGATGGTTCTGCAAAGGA